TCCTCCTCGAACTCGAAGCCATGCGGTTTCGTGTCGCAGTAGGCCCTGGCCCTCTCGATGTTGGCCTCACCGTTGACAGCGAACGAGTCGGTGTTGATCTCTATTAGGTCGCTGAAGTCATCGCCGCATGCCTTGCAGGCAGCCTCAGTGATGAGCACCTGCCCGATGATGCACATGGCCAGACGGTGCTCAGGTGCATACGCGTTCGAGCCCTTCTGGCCGAACTTGCCGGACAGGGAGTTGAGGACCAGCTTGAGGCCCTTGTCAGCAGACTTGCTGTAGTCGGGCGTGCCCTTCTTGCGCTTGTTCTCCAGGCGCTTCGCGATGCAGCCGACATACCTCTCGAGTGCCGCCTTCGTCTTGAGTTTCGTGAAGAACTTGATGATGTGCGGGTATAGGCTGGCGACATCGAATATCTTGGTCCCCTTGTGATGGCCTACCTTGACGTAGTGTGCGCCTCCTGCACCGTAGTCGATGCCGTTCCAGCTGAAACTCTCTATCTCGTGCCTTGCGAGGCTCTGCATCTGCAGGAGGAAGTCGCCTGGCACCTCGAAGATGTCCCACGGGACGAGTTCAAATGCGGTCTCGGTCTCATCAATAGTGTCCTCGTCACCGTAGCAATAGACCTCAGCCAGCTCGGCACTTGTGGCGTCTGGCAGGATCTTGCACGGGGCGTTGTCGATCACCCACTGGCGAGCCTGGACAAGTTCCTGGCAGTCCTTCTCCATGTAGAGCCCGTCTGTCGACGCCACGTCATGTCGACAGTACTTCCTGCAGTCAGCCACCTCATCGACTGTCATGGTAGGCTGGTCGAACGGGACGGAACTCTCCTTGACGCTCCAGCCCCTCATGAGTTCCCACCACTTGAGTGAGTGCCCGATTGTGTAGCCCTTGAGCACATCAAAGTGGTGCTCCCTGACCTTGGCCATGTCTGAATACTTCGCCTGCCAGCATGGGGAGGTCTTGCCCCTTGGCCCGAACTTCACGTTCTGGTCAGCGATCAGCTTGCCTGCAGCGTCAGCCACCTCCTGCGTGGTCAATGTCTGTCGGCCGCAGGTGGCTATCCAGACCAGCACCCTGATGTCGAAGTTCTTCCCGTTGTATGTAACCACCCACGTGTCCTTCAGGCTGTTCAGCCACTGCCTGACGACGTTGCAGTCCACCTCGGCAGGGTAGCCCTCCACTGTGGGCGAAACTATGTACTCCTGCCACGTCTCGCCGTTCACGAGGGCGCAGATTGAAAACATTGCCGGGTACGTCTCGATGTCGAACGTCACCCTCTTCTTGCTGTCTATCATTCACTTTCTCCAAAAAAGAAAGGCCAGGGGCGATACCCTGGCCGCCACTGTGGCATTATAGCAATTTGCCTAGTCTTCCTTGATGGCGATGCCGCCTACGAGTGCCTTGTAGCTTGCACCGGTGAACAGGAAGGCGAAGACCTTCTTGGCCGGGTCCTTGAGGACGACCTTGAAGTCAGTCACCTTGCTGCCGGCCTCAAGCAGGATGTTGATGGACACCCAGGACTGGACGAGGTCCTCGGAATTGAACTTCACGTCCGCGTCCCACGGCACCAGTTCCTCGGCGTTGCCGTCGCGCTTCTCGGTGTAGGCAGTGATTCCTTCCTTGCTAAACGTGAGACGCACGGTGAGGCCCGTGTTGGTGTTGGTGGAGCCGGCGAGGGCTGAGACACGGCCGATGGCCTCAGCCAGCTTCTGCGGCAACTTGCCTTCAACGACAGGCGGCAGCTTGCACAGCTTGTCCATGGCAGCCACCATTCCCTGGGCGTTGAACTTGCTCATGTCCTGACGGATGCAGCTGAAGGTGACCTCGTTGTCGAAGCCGAGGTGGAGCCAGGGCCCGACAATGGCGTAGGTCTTCGGCTTGCCCAGCTTGAGGGCATCAGAGAGGACGTCATCGTCGACCTTGAACTCGTCCATGTCACCGGAAAGTTCATGGATCGAGATGCGGCGCTTGTCAGATGCGGCGAGGTATGTCTTGTCACCTACCTTGGTGGTAACTACGCCCTTCATCTCGGCGTGGATGTTGTTCTTGATCGCGGTGAGGTTGAACGCATCATTGAAGTTGGACGAGCACGGCTTGCCGTCGGCGAAGGAAATGCCCTCGAGGTACTTCTCGATTTCAGAGGTATCTGCCAGGGAGAAGGTGGCCTTGGTCTTGCCGGAGAAGACCTTGACGGACTTTACCTTGGCCGGGTCGTCCTTGTCGTGGATGAAGTCGATGTTGACCGAGAGGTCGTTCAGCTTGTTCACGAAGGAGAAGATGTTGGTGGCGTTCACTCCGAACTTCGCGTTGTCCATCGGGAACGGGACGCTGACGGATGTCACGCCGTTGTACGTGAAGAGTCGGTTATCCTTGAAGAGGAAGAGGTTGGCACCGTCGATACCGTTGTCGCCCTTGTCGACACCAGGCATCACTGCCCTCATGGCGTCGACCATCTTTGTCTTTTCAATCTGGATCATATTTGATTCCTTTTGTTGATGATGTTAAACTTGTCTTGGGTATTATAGCATTTTTCAGATGCCGATCACAGTCTTGCGGAAGTGCCTGGCGTCGTCGAGTGACAGGTCACCGATGTCCTTTACGCTCCCGTCAGGGTTGAGGCCGAAGTCGGTGTTGACGAGGAATGCCTTCGAGCCGAGGGCACTCAGTTCCTTGGCTATCTGCCTGGCGTGCTCCGTTGCCACAGGCTCATTGTCGAATGCTATATACACGTTCTTCCAGTGGGACATCTCGAGTATCTGCAGGGGGTGGACACCGGTACCGAACGTGCAGACTGCGCCTCGCCCTGCCTTCCAGGCGTCCATCACGCCCTCGACAACCAGGATCTTGTCCATGCCTCCGCAGAGTTCAGCCCCGTACAAGACTGTCTTGCTGTCCTTCACCTGCTTCTCCTTGGGAGGGAACAGGTAGCGGTATGAACTCCTGCCTGTGCAGTCGCGGCCTTGGAACGATATGAGGTTGTTGTACCTGTCGTGTACGGGAATTATCACCCTGAGACCCCAGTCGACGCCTTCCCAACGCTCCATCATGCCGGTGTACCGGATGCCGTGGTAGAACTCCAGCTCGGCGAGGTCGAAGCCTCGCTTGCCCTCCAGGTAGTCCCGATGGACCTGCTGAGGAGTGCCTGAACCTGGCAGCTTGATCGTGTCGGCATAGGAGACCTTCTCGCGCCTGACGTTCACCATGCCGGTGGTGTACTTCCTTATTAGGTCCTCTGCAGTGTTGACTGATATTCGCCCTGCCCTGGCTATCACGACTGCCGGGTGGCTGCCCTTGCATCGCCAGCAGCTGTACGAGCCGTTCGCCGGGTCGAGGTTACCGTGACGACTCGGGTCAGGGTCGTCAGCAGGGCAGCACGGGCAGTGGATCGTGAGGCAGCCCTCCACGTTGTTCTTGCCGCTTGTCCAGTAAGGTATGTCCAATTGCCTGCAGATGGCCTCAAAATCTACCATTACAACTCCAGCATTATAGGCCTGTTCCTGCCCATTGACGGGATCGATTCTATCGTATTATAGCTGTACCACTCATGTGCGTCCTCCTCGGTCATTCCCGAACGCACGAGGCTGTCAATGAACTTCTGCATGGAGTAGATGACATGAAAACCTTGGCCGTCATTGCCAAGGCCTACGATCGCGTCGTCGCCGTCATCAAGGAAGACAAGTTCGACCTCATTCTCCTTCGCCCATTCCTCCAGCTTCTCCCTTGTCACGACGCCTCCTTGAACTGCTCGGCAAGTCCAAGCCAACGCTTTTCCCACTTATCGTAGAATCCTAGTTTCGTGGGAATTTCTGCGAAATTATGAACGAGCCATTTTTCGTTGCATAACTTCGCCATCGCCAAGCACCGCTTGTACTTCTGGTGGCGGAGTTCATTGTACAACTGCATCGCGTATTCTTCAGTTTCGTGCATCGCATTGGCCGCGTTTCCTTCACTCATCTTCCAGTACGCACAATCGTCCTCTGCCTGTGCTTTCTGCGCTTTAAGTTCCACAATCACCTTGTCGGCTTCGGACTTGAGGTAGACTTTTTCATTGAGTAATCGTGGATTTCGGTCAGCATCAAATGCTACAACACAAGGTGAGCTATCTTCGCAGTATTGGCCTAATCCAACATCAAATGCTTTCAGTTCGCTCATTTGCCGTCCTCCTTGACTATCGAGATGCCGCCCAGCTTTGACACGTTGAATTCCTTGCCGTCCACGACGTTCCCTGCGACGTCCCCGACCATGAGCATCTGTACACCCAGCTTGTCAGAAATGATGGCCAGGAGGCTACCCAGGCGCTCGCGGGCTGCGCCTCTCAGATGTCCGAACGGCTCATCGAGAAGGAGCAAGTTGGAGTTCGTCGAGAGGGTGAGGCAGCAGAGCCTGAGAGCGATGGTCATGACGTCAACCACACCGCCGCCATTGCTGTCCAACGGGTCCATGCGGGTCCCATCCTTGTCCAGCCACATGTCGACCTCGACCTGGCCACGGCGGAAAATGAACTCCATCTTGAATGTGTAGCTGCCAGGGAACACGGCATCGAGACAGGCCTGGACTATCGTCTCGAACCTGAGGCGTAGCATGTCCTGTGTCTCCTTTGCCACCTGCTGTATCACCGCCTTCAGGGCGTTCGTGGCATCGAGGTGTGTGTTAGCCTTGTCCAATTCAGACTTCGCCTCCTTGAGGCCCTTCTCGGCTGACCAGAGACGGCCCCTGAACTCCGAGACCTTGGACGCCAATTCACTTGCTGTCATACTTCCCTCTCATGATCTCCCGCCAGCTCTTGACCAGGCCATAGTTCGTGTTATTATTGATCCTGTCGATGCCCCCAGGCTCCAGTCGGTATTGTCTGCCTGGTCGCTCATTTGCCCTCCAGGATTGCCTCAGCCTCAGCCATCTTCTGGTCGTATTCCTTGTTCAGCTCGTCCAGCTCCGCCTTCATGGCGTCCAGCTTCGCCTTGACTTCCTTCGGGTCGCGGGTCCCGTACTTTCGTTCCCACTCGTCCTCGATGCCCTTCATGGCGCCGAGTGCCTGGTCGCGCTTGGTCTTGAGTTCGTCCGCCTTCCTTTTCAATTCCTCAAATGTCATGTGTCTCTCCGTCAGTTGATCTCTATGAGGTTGCCCAACACGCAGTTGCCGAACACCCTTGCGGCGACTTCAGCATTCTGCCTGGTAAGTTCCTTGACCTCGCCCATCCTGCCTTCCTGGCAGAGCTGGTAGAATCGAGGCGCTGCAACACTTGCCCTGGGGTCGTCTATGCCCATCATCCACGCGGTGGCCCTCAGGGACATCACGCTCTGCCCTCCGCATGCGAGTTCACGCATCGTGTCGATGTAGCTCTCCTCGCAGATGGCGTCAACTATGCAGTCGGGTATAACTATGCCGTGGGCCAAGAAACGCTTTGCCAGGAACGGGATCCCGAAGTCCTTCACGTTGTGGCCGCAGAGCACCACGTCGCCATGCAGCAGCTTCGAGAAGTCCAGGAGGAGTGCCTCCTCCTCTTCCATGTTCAATGCCGTTCCTGTGAAGGCCTCGTTGATGTCATATTCCTTGCCGTCGCACTCCACCCAGAAGGATGACAGGCCGCAGACCATGCCGTACTCGGGGTGCATTCCTGCCTTGGAGTATGCCTCCTCGGGAGTCATGTTGCCCTTCTTGTTGGCCCAGCTCAGGTACTGGCTGTCCTCGATGCCAGGCTGCGCCGTCGTACTTATGTCAAAAATCAAGTATTTCATTATACAATTCTCCCTGCAATGGACGGTCTGGGATTCGAACCCAGGGCCAAGTGGTTATGAGTCACCTGCTCGCGTACCGCCGAGCTCACCGTCCGACACTGTATTATAGCACCCTAGAAGGACTTGACGTTCAGGACCTTCTCGACTATCGGCGCCATGTCATAATACTTGTACTGGGCCAGGCGTCCACCGAAGATCACGTTGGATTCCTTTGCCGCCAGCTTCCTGTACTGGTCGGCGAGGCGGTTGTTGGACGCGTCGTTCACAGGATAGTAAGGCTCCTTGCCGTCCTTGTATTCAGATGGGTATTCATACGACACGACTGTCCTCGGTGTCCTGTATACGTCCTCGCCGAACGTCTCGAAGTGCTTGTGCTCTATCACCCTGGTGAACGGTTCATCGCTGCCCGTGTAGTTCACCACGGCGTTGCCCTGGAAGTTCGGGGTGTCCTTCACTACTGTGTCAAACGTCACGGTGCGCCAGTCCAGCCTGCCGAGGGAGTAGTTGAAGTAACGGTCGAGCGGGCCACTGTACACGAGCCTGTCCGCAATCTCTGTCCATGCACTGCCGATGTCGAAGAAGTCGGTGTTGACCTTGGTGTCTGAGCCCTTGAGCAGCCCGTCGATCAGCCTGTTGTAGCCGCCTTCAGGAATTCCCTGGTACTTGTCATTGAAGTAGTTGTTGTCCCACGTGAGGCGGATCGGTATTCGCTTGATGATGAAGGGCGGCAGTTCAGTGCACTTGCGTCCCCACTGCTTCTCGGTGTACTCCTTGATGAACATGGTGTAGATGTCCTCGCCGGCAAGCAGTATGGCCTGCTCCTCTAGGTTCTCAGGCTCCCTGTTCCCGATCTTGTCGAGGTAGTGCATCCTCTGAAAGTCAATTATCTGCTTCGCGTGGTGAGGGTCTGACACTCCCCAGAGCCTGTAGAACGTATTCATGTTGAACGGGAGGTTGTACAGCTTCCCCTTGTAGTTGGCAAGCGGGCTGTTCGTGAACCGGTTGAAGGGCACGATGGAGTTGACGAAGTCCCAGACCTCCTTGTTGTCAGTATGGAAGATGTGGGCCCCGTACTTGTGCACATTGATGCCCTCGATGTTCTCGCAGTACAGGTTGCCGCCGAGCTGTGGTCGCTTGTCTATCACCAGGCACCTCTTGCCGTTCGCGGTTGCCCTGTTGGCGAACATGGAGCCGAACAAGCCGGCTCCGACGATCAAATAGTCATACTTCATTTTCTATCCTCGTTTTGCATATTATAGCTCCTCGTCCTCATTCGGGAACACCACCTCTGCCATGAACCTGTCGTCCATCCAAGGCCTCCCGATCTCGAGGCAGCTGCAGACGACCAGCTGGTCGAAGCATTCCTTGCCGTCTCGCATCGTCTGGCAGCTCATCCTGTAGATTCCCATGCGCTTGTCCTTCTTGGACCTGTTGATCGTGACCATGCGGTTGACGTGGTTCAGCTTGCTCACGGCCTCCGCGATGTTCGTCTCGTCAGCGTCGCGCTTGCCGCCGACAGTCTCACGTCCGGTCTGGCTTGCGGTGACGATCAGGATGTTCTTCTCGTTGGTGATGCCCTTCAGCCCCATCCACAGGGTGTCAAGCTGGTGCCTCTTCTCCTTGCCGGGAGGGAGCGCCATGATGTCCGCGTAGTCCAACACGATCACGTCCGGAATGAAGTTCTCGAAGACCTCCAGGACCTTGAGTTCACTCTGCAGCTTCTGCAGTGTAAGGGAGCCTGTAGGGTAGCACCTCAGCTTGAGGTTGTCCGACTCGATCAGCTTCATGTACTGCGACTGCACGTACTTGATCGCCTCAGGTCTAGTGTCAATCTTGTTCGTCTTGCGCTCGCCCTGCACCAGGTTCCACTTGCCGTTCCCTGCGGATTCGAAGGCTGAGCCTGGGGCAGCCTCACCCCAACGGGAACAACCGGAGAGCGACTGCCAGAAACGTCTGACCATCTGGTCCTCTGTCATCTCCAGGCTGACGAACAGGACCCTCAGGCCACGTGTCGCTGCGGTGATGGCAGTGTCTATCATCCACCACGTCTTGCCGGCCTTGGGAGGCGCCAGGAACGACACCAGCTCGCCACGGCAAAGTGGCCCGCCGACCAGCCTGTTCATTCCTCCCCTCAGGGAGAACAGCTCCTCGTCCTCGTTCTGGAACGCGTGCTGGATCGGTGCCACGTCAGTGAGCAACGAGATGGATCGGGAATGCACCAGCTCCGGCTTGACATACTCGGCTATGAGTCGCTGTGCGGCATCGATGTTGCCTGTCCCTGCCTTGCCCTTGAGGCTGTCAGCGAGCCTGTCGATGCTCCTCCGCTGGAAGAACTCTGTCGCCACGTCCTCGGCGTACTTGACGTTGGTAGGCTTCCAGCTCATGGAGCAGTTCCTCAGGAATGCGCCCACCATCTCCCTGTCGCTGTCATTCAGCTCAGACTTCCTGGCGATGTAGATGTCGCCAACGGCCTTGCCGGGTGCCTCCTGCATCCTGTCATAGTAGTCCAGCACCCAGTTGCCAACGATCCTGCTGATTGGTGACTCGAAAAGGGTCGGGTCAACTATGGACCTGACCTTCCCGAGCAGCTCCGATGATGTTATGAGGTTGCCGAGTATGCGTGACTCAACGCTGATGTCCACTTGCTCTGTCTCGCCTGCCATCAGTCGTCCTCCCCGTCGTCGGCCTTCATGGCCTCGCTGAGGATCTCGCACTCGTTCCTTGCTGTCAAAATTCTCCTGTAGAGCATCTCGGCTGCAGATATGCCGTCGGCTGTCAACGCCTCGTCAGTCTCGACGAAGAACTCGCCGTTTGCCCCTATCGAAATTCTCAATACCATACGCAAATCTCCTAGAACAGTTCACCGTCGTCCTCCACCTGCGCAGGCTTCGGCGGTGGCGGGGGAGTGGGAGGTGCAGGCTCGTCCTTTCTCGGCAGCTTGCTGTACTTCTCTTCCCAATTCTCCTCGTGGCAGTCGGTGACTGTTATGTCAGTGTAGTCCCAATATGAAAGGTAGTTGAGCATCTTGTCGACCGCCTCCTCTGGGGAGGTGGCCAGCTCGTAGTCCACACGGCCCACAACCCTGGTCTGCCCAGCGTTGGCCGTGAAGTCGTAAGTTATCACATACTGCCTCATGGCATATTATAGCAGTGTCAGAACAGTTCGTCCTGGACCTGCACGTCGGGGCCTCTCTCAGGCAGGGAGCACGGCGCCCACTTGCGGAGCATCTCCTCGACCTCGATCCTTGCGTCCCTGACCCGTTCAAACTTCCAGCCCTTCTTGGAGTACAGCCGGAGGTACAACTGACGCGGGGTGAGCTGCACGTAAAGTTTCCCGCCCCTATCAGTGAGAGGCACGCCGTGCTTGTCCTTGCGGGCAGCGTTGCCGTCCAGGATGTCGTCCACCATGGTCTTGGCGTCGTCGGAGAGGGTGTCAACGAACGGCTTGAGGTGGGACATCCGGTCGAACCAGTCCATGGACGTCTTGGCGAAACTTACCTCTGATGAGTAGGTGTCGCCGTACACCGTCTTCATGTCATGGAGGCTGGTGCCGTCCTCACCGATCGGCATGTCCATGCGGATCACGAGGTTCTCGGGCTTCTCGACTCCGGAGGTGACCATGGCGCCTCCCCTGCTGGCGTACTTCTTGAGGCGGAGCAGCTGGGTCGTAAGCCACGTGTTGAACTTCGCTCCCCTTGTAGGGTCAAACGACATGGTGGCATCCATGAAGACCTCATCAGCATAGGACCTATACTCGTCAAGCGGGACGACAGGGTTGGAGTTGAATGCCGCGAGGCAGGCCTTCTCGATCGTGCCCTTGTTCTGTCTGTAGAGTTCGTTCGTCGCCTTGATCATGTTACCACTTCCTCCCGATAGAGAATGAACCGCGTCTTGCTTGCTGCCTGTTCCTCTGGCTCTCAGCCGTGTTGATGGCCTCCTTGAGGTCCTCGATCGCTGTCCTGCTGGTGTAGTCTATCGTGAGCCGGTTCCTGCACATGTCCTTCATGTATACCTCTGATGGTTGATTGTTGAAAATTGGTGTCTAAAATATAGCAAAAGATTGCTAGAGCGATTTAGGCTTTGTTAAAAATAGCTGTAAAAAGATTGTTTACATAAAAGGCGGCACTCTCTATAGGGTGCCGCCTGGGTTTCAGAGGTACAAAGCCTAGGCGACCTTCGCGAAGAGGCCGTCGAAATACTTGGTGGAGGTCTTGACGTTCGGGGTGAGCACGACTTCCTGGACGTGGTCGAGGGCGCTCTCGCTGTTCCAGGCGATGGAGCCGAGGATGAGCGAGCGTTCATAGACTGCCGTCTTGCGGGAGTCATGCTGGAAGGTGCCCTGGATCGCGTTGTAGAGGTTCCATGCGGTCATGCGTTCCATCTTGCCGTTGTCGGCGTCGTTGAAGCGTTCCATCACCTTGCCGACTCGACGTTCGAAGTTGTGCTCGATACGCTTCTGGCTGGCCTCGTTGTCCCCCTTGTTGAGCGGGAAGCAGCGGAAGATGGCCTCGCGGACCTGGTCCATGGTCACCGTGGTGTCAGCCAGCATCTTGTAGAGCTGTTCGGACTCGGCATAGACGCCGTTGGCGTAGACGAGGGCCTGGGCGACTTCGCGGAGGCGTTCTTCGCCACGGGAGTCATGCTTGATGCTCACGAGGCGGTTGTTGCGCTTGGCGTCGCCGACCGCCTTGCTGATCTGGTTCTTGCAGAAGAAGCGGTAGGGGGTGACGAGCACCTGGAGGGAATGGGAGCCGTCGTGGCTGTTCACGATGGACAGGTACTTGCCGACAGAGTCGTCGGAGGAGCCGATGCCCGTGATGGTCCCGAGAGATACCTGGGCGAAGATGCCCGCGCCGTTGCCCCAGCTGCCGATGTTCTTGAACTCGACGTCCGCCTGGTCAGCCATCTCACCGAGAACGGAGAAGGCGTCCTCGTTCTGGACAGGCTTGTAGTGGTCAGTGAAGCTGACGCCCTTGATCACGGCCTCGGGTCCCTTCTTGTCGTCGCGGATCGGGGTGTAGCGTCCGGTCGGCACGTAGACGCCGTCGACCATGGCGTAGGTTTCGGCGAGCTGCATCTTGAAGTTGAGACCCTTGGATTCGAGGGCTTCGTGTACGTTGTTAAGAATTTCGGTCTTGTTCATAATTTACCTCTGATGGTTGATTATTGATTGTTGTCTGAGACAAATATAGCAAAATTTTGCTAGACATGCCAACAAAATCTCACATTTTGTGTAAAAAGATTGTTTACACAAAAAAGACGGCACCCCGTCACAGGATGCCGCCTACTCCATCAACCACCTATATACCTAGTCGAAGTTGTCGAAGGTCTTCTCAAAGCCGACTGCAGCTGCAGCCTTGGCCTCTTCAGCCTCCCACTTGTCGATCACCAGCTGTCTAAGCAACTTTCTTGCGGACGAGTCACTCCCGCAGAGTGCCCTCAGCTCGTCCCTGGTCATACGGCGTCCGAACTTGGCGTCGTACTCATCAGGGCAGGCCGGAGGGACTGCCGTGATGTCACCAGCCGCAGCTATGCCTTCCTTGGCCCACTGGTACACGATGTCGAGGTTCACAGAACGACGCCCGATCACCTTGTAGGCGAACTCCTTGTACTCGGCCATGCGTCCTATCTCCTCGAGCCATGCCCCTACGGACTTGAGGTCGGGCATAACCCCTCCCCAGCTCACCTCGTCGGACTTCAGGTTGCCCTTGTCGTCTCGGAGGCCGTACAGGTAGTCGATGTTGCTGCCGACGTTGTCTATTCCCTTGGTGAAGTACACCACATAGTAGACCTCACGGCCGGGACGTTCAGTCCTAGACTTGTTCTTGGTCCTGGCACGTACTACAGATCCTATCCACCTGTCGCCGACCTCGATCTTCTTCACCATGGCCAAGTCGAGGATCGTGTGGCAATAGTATTTGAGTGCCATGCCACCACTCACCGACTTCTGCCCAGGAATCATGCTGCCTATCTTCGCCCTGTACTGTGACGTCAGGACCAACAGGCAGTTCTTGCGCTCCAGCTCGTCCACGTGGTCAGCGAAGAACTTCGAGAGGAACTTCTGCTTGCCCATGTTGTATGAGCCCTTGTCGACCACTTCCTTGCCTGCGACCATCTTGGCCATGCGTTCCTGGATAGCCTCCTCCTCACCGGCGTCATTGATTGAGTCGAGTGAGTCCTGGGCATAGATGGCGTACTCGTCGTCCTTGAGCCCTGAAAGGAAGAGCGACAGGTGTGCGTCCATCTCCTGGACAGTCGTCGAGTGGTGGAACTGGATGCTGACAGGCTTCCGCTTACCTCCTTCCTTCACGAAACCGTCGAGCTGCCTGCCCTCACTGCTGATCTCGAAGCCGTACAGTTTCTTGCAGTCGAACTTGTTGCCGTTCTCCCCGTCAGAGTCGAGCCAACGGAAGTGGTCGGGGTCTCGGTAGTGGTTTGCAGCGATCATCTCGTTGATAATGAACGACTTTCCTGAACCGGAATCGCCCCACACGCCGAGTATCGTGCCTGCCTGGATGCCGAACACACCCTTCTTGCCGCCGAGCAGGATGTCGAGCATGTCGCAGCCTGTCCTGATGTACTTTGCCGGGCGTTCCTCCACTGTGGTCGGGGCGAGCGCCTCTTCAAGTTTCTTGTTCTTCATAGTTCCTCAAAAAGAAAGGCCACCCGCTATCGACGGGCAGCCTGGTTGAACTCTCCTGTTACTGCGCCCTTGCGCACTGGTCATGCATCGCGCACGTACAACACTTGCGGCTGGTGTCACAGTCGGTACCGAAGCGCAAGCCGTTGGGGCAACCGCCGGCTGCCGGGGCAGGCTGTTCGCTGGGGAAGGAGCGCTGCGGGGGCTGGGAGGTCATGGGGTCACGACGGAAGTCAACCTCGCTCAGGGGGCCATTGGCAGGGCTCACCTGAAAGCCCGCAGGGGCTTGCTGGAAGCCGTTGGCCGGCTGGCTGGTAAATCCTGCGGTGGACTGCTGGAAACCTTGCTGGTACTGCTGCTGCGGCCGAGCGTTGGACTGCTGGCCCTGGTAGTTGGAGGCTGTGGCTGCCTGGTACTGCTGCTGCGGCACGTTCTTCTGCAAGGACTGCTCGCATGCGCGTTCGAACTCGGTCTGCCTCTGTTCCTCAGTGTGCTGGGCAGGGGCGGACTGGTATGAATCGGGTTCACCGCCGTTCATCACGCGTTCCATTTCCTCGTAGGTGCCGAAGTTCAGGAGTTCGTTCCACGGGAGGCACTTGTCATAGAGTTCGTCTGCCGGGAGTTCCCTGCGCGGAAAGAAGTTGACTGCGCTGGCGGCGTAAAATTCGTTGCCGTTGAAGGTGTCCTTGGACGTGTTGACCTTGACGATGCGTCCGTCCTCGTTGGGGCTGGCGAACGGGATCGGGAGGTTGCCCTCACTCATCGCTGTGGCCTGAGACATGAGACGCTGGGGGAATGCCGCGTCACCCTTCTGCTTGGCTGCGCACTCATGGACGAGGATGTCAGAGGTCCCTTCAGGGTTGAAGTAGTACAGGACACGTTCCTTCGGGATGAAGGGCTTGATGCGGTCCCAGTTCTCTCCGCCCTTGCTGCCGTCGTCGAGCTGTTCCTTGCGTTCGCAGCAGGGGCACGGCTTGCCGATGATCTTCAGGCACGGGTACTTGTGCGGGTGCTTGGGGTCGGCCATATTGGGGAGTTCATGCACCGGGACGCTCTTGTAGAACTTGTAGCCGGTGTCGTCAGGGTCGGTGGCGTTGTTCTTGGCCAGGAGGATGTTGAAGCGTTCCTCGTTGGCTGTCCACTTGTGGTACTTCATTGGTGACGGGACCTTGTAGTAGTCCCTGGACCTGTTCTCGTTTTCCCTGGCGTCGCCCTTGGCTACTGCTGCAGCGTGGCTGAACTGGTTTCCGAGATTTACGTTTCCGCGATTGAATGCCATAGTAGGCTCCTTGTCTAGTCTAGGTTTTGTGTCTAGGTTAAAATGGCACCCAGGCTATTTCCTGGATGCCTTGTATTATAGCAATTGTCATGCAATCTATTTTCCGAGTATGCTCGCCTGCGTTGCCCTGTCGACCGCCTCGACCTGGGCGTCATAGCGGGTCTCGGGACTTACATCACCGTTGGTCATGCTGACCTTCGACATGACCAT